TATCCCATCGCACCAACTGTGCCTGCACCTGCACCATAAAGTGCTTGGGCTGAGGCTTGATTTAGATTTGGTGTAGCTGTTTGTTGTCCTGAAGCTCCTGCCATAATTTCACCTATTCGTAAAGTTTTTTATATCTATCAGCAAATGTAGGTTGACGGGCTTGCATTTCTGCTAATGCTTGGTCATATAAACCACCTGCTGAGTATCCTTGTATTGATTGACCGCCACCCATATCAAAAGTCTGTGCTTGAGGCATTCCTGCCATTGCATCCATACCTTGAGGTGCTAATCCGAATGCTTGAGCTTGGTTTACACCAGTCTGCATTGCTTGTTGTTCCATAGGAGAGAAGCCTGCGACATCTACTCCGTAATAAGGCATATACCCTATCTTCTGCACATTCTCTGCTCTTTCCAGATTGCGGATAGCAGGTTCTTTAACCCACTCTGGTATTTGTGTTGCTTGTGTTTTACTACCGCCTTTACCACCACTCATGTCAAAACTCCTTAGCTAATACTATTTGATGAGGTTGCCAACCCTTCTTATCAAGTATCTTAGTCCAACCCTTGCGTCCTGATAAGGTCATTCCTTCGCAACCTTGTGCTTTTCCCCATTTTACAGCATCATCGTGCATATCTTCAATTTGTTGTAATTTTCCACCTGCAAGAAAGACGTGGAGAATTTTTTTATTAGGATACACTACAATTTCTGTCACCGCACACCCTTTTTCTCCTGCCCAAAGTTGCATGTGTCCTGAAAGAACACCGTCAACTATGTCTTTAAAGCTGTGTGTATTGCCACCCTTGGCTAGAGCTCTTTCAATCCAAGTTTTGCATCTAAATAGTTCTTCTGTTATTTTCACGATGTAACCTCAGTTATACATATTGTAGCAGAAGGAATGTCTGGTGCAAAAGAAAGTCCAGTTAAAGGGTGCATATCTAAATCTGTATCACTTGTTGACCACATTGCTTGTAGATAACTTCCTGCTGTGATTTGAAATATGCCTGCTCTTGTTACCACTTTACGATTGTTGTTATTATCTAAAGTGTGCATCATTGTAGAGCCGTCTATATCAACTCCATCAATTCTTGGAAAAAAATAAATGTTTTTGGAACTAGCATTTTCACTGTGAATTGTTGCTGAAAACACCACTTGATAAGTTCCAGACTTGGCAAAGTTCAGTTTTGAAGCATCTGTGCCGTCTATAGATATGTTATTGCTGTAGGCTGTGCTATTCCAAGTGACACCATAAGCCGTATCGACTGCACCAGCAGTTTGGTTAGTTGTGTCGTAAAACATTCCATAACTACCTTGGTTTGTTCCGCCACCTTCGTTCAGTGGATGCCAAGCACCGTCATAAGAAACTATAACCTTGTCATCACTTCTTCGCCACATAAGGACACCGTCTTGGTAGGCTGAGTCGCCAGAAGTGTAATTAGATAGTTTATCCCTTGTTTGTGTGAGCCACTTGTTTAATGCTTCACCCCAAACCTTCCATCTTTCACCAAGCGGTGGTGGAGGCGTTGAAACACTCATCTACGCCCACCTGCTTTGGCTTCTATTCGCATAACGCCAACACGCCAATTGTTATTACCGTTACCTTCAATCCTCATACGAACTTGTCTGCCAGTAAACCTTGTGCTGACTGGGTTGCCCATTGTAAGAAGTTCGTGTGTTGTTTCTGTGCTGTTAGGATATTGTCTTGTTTTAAATCTAACCTTAACTTCACCTTGTGTGTTTTCGTCAGGTATTAACTGAGTCACTTTCATTACTTGGTCGCCGTTGCCTATGCTTATCGGGGCTGACTCAACAAAAGGTGTCTCGCTACCGTGTGTATAACCATCCTCGTGATTGTATAAGTTGTTGCTTGCGTCAATCCAGATTGGTTTGTTAAATACACCGCTATCAATACCGCTTGTGCGTTCCATTTCTCCTATTTCCCAGTGATTTTCTTTGTAATCAAAGGCTACATACTTGTCAACCTCTGTAGAGCCGTTTGATGGATAAAACCACCACACTTCTCCATAAGACGAGTTATGAACTCCAAATGCTTTAGTTATTTGGCTTTCGTTTATATCGTCAAAGACATAATCAGACACTTCGCACGGCAGTTCTTTAGCCACAGAGCCGTCAAACATAAAGAATGCTCGTTTGCCCATCCAGAAAGCACCCTCGTCGATTGCAACAAGTGTTTTTCTTGACGCAACACCACACGCTGTTCCAACACGCTCAAAACCATAAACAAACGGTGCTCCTTGATAAGTTCCCGTGTGTGCATCGTTATCTGTTAATATAAGTGACCTGCCTTTCATTCGACAGCCACACATTATTTGACCAGTTGTTTGCAATTCAAAGTCACCTGCCTGATTTGTATCGCTAGCAGTCCAATCTGTATTATCTTCTTGATTACACCACTGCACTTTTCTTGGATTGCCACCTGCACCTAATAAAAAGACAAAGCGTTCTTCTGTAACAAACATCCCACGATTACTTGTTGGGGCTGTAGCAATAACATCTGCTGTGCCACTTATATCTAAGTCCCACTCATATAATTTGCCATCATCTGGTGTCAAAGCTAATAAATACTCTCCCCAGTTATCTAATGACCAAGTTGTGACCTCTTCAAAAACACCAGTTGAAGGCTGTGAACGACCATATAACGAGTCGTCATCTAAGCTTGATGTTGTTCCACCATAATATCCACCACCATAAGCTGTATTGGTTGAGGCTGATGATGAGCCACTTGTAAATCCAGACGGGGTGATATCTGTTACTGTTCCACCGTCTGATACATAATATAAATTTGATTCTGTGCCAATAGCCAAGTTTGAGTTGTCTGAATTATCAACCCAAGCAATCATTCCCCTTGTGACACCAGTTATTGTATCGCCTGCAGTCACTCTTGATGTCCAACCACCAATAGGTCTTAATGATTGGTTATGCCATCTAACAAGGTTAGCATCACGCCAACGACCTGACTGCTCAAAGTCTGTGCCGTTTCTAAATATCCCTGCAGGTAATTTTAAAGGTATTAAACTCATGCTACTAATAACTCCCATGTGGTCGAAACTCTTGCTATACGCTCCCATTTTTCTCGACCAATCGTAACTATTGCAGATTGAACTGCTGAAGTTCCACTTGTTAAATGTATCCTATTGCCAACTGCTGTTGGACTACAAGTAGGTGTGGCAGTAGCACTACCTTGATATATTTTCTCACTATCTGCAACAATACTAAGAGTTGCTTGTGGGTTTGCATCGCCCTCTCTAACTCTTTCTATTGCACTTGCAGGTGTGATTGTAGCACTTGCACTTGTTGTACCACTATCTTCTCTTACTCTTTGAACACTAGAACTAACTGTCGCACTAACCGATGCAGTACCACTTGCACTTACAATAAATACACCATCTGCTGATGTAGTTGTTGTTGCACTTGGTGTTGCAGTTGGTTGGAATGTTCCTTGTCCGTTTGCAGTCGTAGTTGAACTAGGCGATACTGTTGCACTTCTTTCACCAACTTTTTGACCACTTGATGTAGTTGTTGCTGTAGCAGAAACACTTGCACTACCGAATCTAATTCTAGTTCCGTTAGTTGTAGAATCTACTGAAGTCGTACATTGACCATTGCCTAAAGCACTACCTTCTGGAACTCGTCTTGCTTGACAAGAAATTGATGATGTTCCAGTTATTGTAATCTGTAAGTCACCTTGAGTATATTCATTGTAACCATACAAACCCATACCATAAGAAAACTCATCCGTTCTCTCAATGATTACTCCTTCACCACTTGCTGTGATTGATGCAGTTGCAGATACTATTGCAGTACCTATTCTAAATCTATCACCTCTTGCTGTGAAAGTTGAAGTTACTGAAGTTGAGGCATCAGCGAATTTTGATATACCACCTTCAGCAGTTACAGTAGATGATGCAGAAACAGATAATGCACCACTTTCGTGAGTTACACCTTCTGTACCGAAGTCTCCGTCACTATAAGTGCCGTATCCGTAACCAATTCTATCTACTGGCATTATTTACTATTAGTCTAGTGTAATGTCCAAGTCGCCAGATGGCACTCTAAATACATCACCAGTCTCAATCGTTTTAGATGAAGATAGTGAGGCATAACATAGAAGATTGCCACCAGTTGAAGCATCCCAAACACCTACATGTGTAACAGTACCAAAATTAGCAGTTGCTGTTGCAAATTCTACTGCTGAATCATTTGATGCTGTGTTACCAGATGTTGTGAATGTAATTGTTGTTCTTGCATACGCAGTTCCAGATGTAGAAACCTCTGTGCCAGAACCATCCTCATCAGGATTTGCTGTGTGTAGAGATAAATACAAAGTAGAAGGTGCTGTATAAGCATTGCCACTAAACACATGGTCTAGTATTTCTGTTTCTAAATAGTTTGAAAAACTCATCCCATTCCCCTTATTTTAACTGTCAGTCCAGAACCACTCATACGGCTCTTTTCTGACTGTGAATTAAGTTGAGATATTGACGCAGAATACATCTGAGCCCACACCCCAACACGCTCATCTTCTGCGAGATACGGTGCAGAATGTATTAACGCTCCGTAGAGGTAAACATCTGGTGCATCTTCAAGAAGCCAGTTTGATGTGTTGCCGTCTGACAATCCATCGATTTTCGCAAAATATAACAGCTCTGTGTTTACCGTGTCATTAGGTGTTGGATATAACTCAAATTGACTATCAGCGTGAGTATAGTATCTTGGCGTTCCACTTTGGTTTTCGTTTCCTGCTCTTTTATCTTCTAATGCTTTACGGGATATTAAGTCGAGTGGTCTTGTGCCACCGTCTGTTATATGAAATCTTATTGTTTCAATCCAGTCAGCAGGGATTTGCATATAAGCGTCTCCTGACGACTGTTGACCGCTTGCCCTTACTTCCATCTTCCAATGTCGTAAATCTCTGTTTATTTGTGATTCTGCGAGCTGTATGAAGGTAGGAATAACCGTTGTTAAGTCATCACGGTTTAAAAAGTCAGCAATGGTTGTTTGTAAATTTGAATAGTTAGTTATTGCCATTATGCTAATAATCCTTTATTTGGGTTTATGTTATCAGAGTTTGACGGGTCTGTCGCTAATAATCCACCACCGATACCTGCACCACCAATGGAACTGTAAAGAGGCTGACGGACATTACCTTGCATATCAATCAACTTAGATTTAAGCTCAGGAGTGATGTCGATATACCAAACCTCTTGTTCACCCATATTTTCCATATCGAACTTTGTTTTCTTTAAATGTTTATCAGGGTCAACGCCTAGCTCTTTTAATAAATCTCTAGCCTGCTTAGGCATATTCTTTTCATAAGTGTTTTCATACAACTTACGATAATCTGGGCTGTAGATTTTTGTTTGTATATCAGCATTTGTCCAAGCCACCTTATCTAATCCTTTATCAATCGCTCTGGTTAATCCTTGTCTTAAACCAACCTTTGACCACAGCTCTTTTGCAAACGGTGGGGTTTTAGTTGGATATTGCATGGCTACGATATCTTCAGCTTCAACATATTTTTTGAGTGGCTTCATTTTTTTATACAATTCATTCTCGGCACTTTTAAGTTCTAATACATCATCTAATTGAGCCCTAACATCAGGGTGGGCTTTTACCATTCTGTCAAATTTAAGTATTTCATCTGCCAAATCTCTAGGCAACTCATCAACACGCTTTAATAATTGTTGAAAAGGCATTTTGTTAATCTTCGGATACTTTAAGTCAGCAGGAAGGATATCTTCAGCATCAGATAAAGCCTCGTGAATATAGTCTGGACTCCAATTGTTATTTACTACTACTCCGTCAGCGTGATAATCATAAGTACCCAACATATCATCCAAGTTTGCTTTAGGATTAGCATACATTTCTGTTAAATGGCTGTAATTGTCCCATATATCGTTATGAATAGCAGTTGCTTCCTTTCTTAAAACATAGTATTCAGCCTTTTTAGTTTCAAGCTCTGGTGATTTTAGTAATTGTTCAGCATCTTTTACTTTTTTACTATCTTTAAAACCTCTGGCTCTGCCTTTTTGATGCCAGTCAGATTGTAGCTCTTCAATGTAGTAAAACTTGTTGCCAGATAAGTCTTTTCTTGTGCTACTTCTTAAATGAAACAAATATGGCACATCTGTTCCTAATGGATGTATACCTCCAAAAGAAAATGCTTGTTGGTCACTTAAACCTGACTCTTCAAATCCTTTGTAGTCTTTTTTATTAACAACAACTGGTATTTCTTCGTAATCACCTGATTTACCGCCTGCGGTGTATGTTGCATATTTAGGAACATTTACTCCTAAATCGTGCTGTATTCTATCTCTAATTGCACCTTCGAGACTTTCAATATTAGCATAGTCGCCAATAGTACTGCGGACTTGCATACCATCATCATAACCAGTAATCTTTTCTAATTTTTTTATTCCTACTGCTTGCCCAGAAACAACATAATCACCTATCTTCCATTCATATCGCTTACCGTATTTTTTATAAAGCCAATCTAAATATTCATCAATATCGTTTGATGCTTCAGGGATAATCTTCTCGAGCTCCTTTCGGTTTGCAGGAGACCATATTCCACCGTTTTCAATAGCCTGCTCTTTAAACTGACGGTTAAAATAAACATCAGGTGCATCCATTATTTCAGGTCTTGTTTCTCTAACTAAATAAGGATTGTTTTTTGAACTGCTTTTGTATTTATCCATAGCCCAAGTAAAAAACTCTTCAAGCTCACCTTTAGCTTTAGTTTTTGCTTTTTCGTTACTATAGCTTCTCGTTCTGTTTACAGACTCAGGCAAATTGTCTTGTAAAGGTGTTGTGTCTTGCTCAATCCTTCTATCAGCCTGATACTTCATTTTCCATGCATAAGCATTATCAATAGCCCGAACTTCTACTCCATCATAATAACCACTGTAAAAATTATCAGATGGATTTAAATCTTCTAAATCATAATCTATGCGTGCTACTGGCATGCCTCTTTGACTAACATCAAAAGCACTCTCAAACGAGTTGTCAAAATCCCTTCCAAAATCCTCTACATCCTCAGTAGTTATATATTTTGGTGCAACAGTTGGCTTGTTATCTTCAATAAAGTCTATTAGCTCTTGCTTAGGTATTTTTTTAACGCCCTCGGCTCGTTTCTTCTCAATAAAGTCAATCAAGCCGATTTCTTTCATCTCTTGAACGGACACCCCAGAGTTTCTTAACTCACCTGCAACATCACCGTCTTTCTTAACGGTTATTAGTGATTGAGGTGCAATTGCTTCTTTGCCTGCAAACTTAGGGTCGTTCAGAAGGACATCAGTTGACCTCATAAAAAAACCTTCGTTCGTTGGTGCTTCCTTGCTAATATCTGTAACAGACATTCCTGCAGGTAAGCCTTTAAGTTTCTTTGCAACGAAAGGTGCAACAGCCATACCGCCTAGAGCCAAGTCAACAGCCCCACCACCTTCGTATAATGATTTGTTGAAGTCAAAGTTCTTAAAAGCGTCAATAAGCCCTTCTGCTTTCTTAACCTGCTCTGTGCCTTCAATTCCTTGTGACTTCTGGATTAGCCCACCACCGATATCAAGGAGCTCTTTTCCGATGACATCAGGTTGGGCTAAAATGTCGGCTGTGCCAAGGAGTGTTTCTGCGACATACTTGTCAGCACTACCTAGGTTTTCTCCTCCTGCTCTGCCATAATCTGTCGGGTCTGAGCCTGATATTAACTCTTGACCGCCAATCTGAGAACCGCCCATAACACCTTGAAAGCCACCCACTTGTGTATCGTAAGGTGCAGGCTTCATATTTGCTACGCTTTCTCTTGTGTCTTGGGATATTAGTCCTTGTCTTAACTCTGGGGGTAACTCTAAAAACTTTGAATACGCAGAACCTAGTGGGCTTATCTGCTCTCCTAGTCCCTCTCTAATGTAATCAAATATTCCTTTTATTTCATTTGCCATTAAACAACACCTGCTAAGTTCCTCTTTATTGGCTCACCCCAACTAGAACTTAACGGTCTGTATC